GCAATACTGTTGCCCCACAGAGGTGCAATACTGTTGCCCCACAGAGGTGCAATACTGTTGCCCCACAGAGGTGCAATACCGTTGCCCCTCTCTATAGGGAAGAGAGAATACATAGAAAGAATACAGGAGAAGAAGAAACTAAAAGAAATGATTTTGGCTCATCGAGCGAACAATTTCGTGTCTTTGCGAATGGCAATTCTGATCTTCTGAATGCACTTTATGGATGGGAAGAAGCGAGAAGTGATAAGAACGGCCGACACGTTCCTTTGACTTCGCGAGCGGCGCATATCGCCCTCATGAAGCTTCAAAAGTTGTCGGGGGGAGATGTTCAAATGATGATTGCCATTCTTGACCAGTCAACCATGTGCGGGTATCAAGGGCTATTTGAACTAAGGCAACACCTTGAAAAGAAAGAATCAAAGGCGCAGGCCATTTACAAAGCATTGGAGAGTTTGTGATGAGAGAAAAACTAAAAAAGGGGATCGCCGTGCTTGGTTCGGCATATGACTTTTTCACAGAGGAAAAGTCCATTACCTACTATGCGAATTTGCAGGACTTGCCGGAGGAGGCGGTTATCGCTGCTATCAGTCAGCTGATACGCACGGAAGACAAATGCCCTTCTATCGCAAAAATTAGAGGGAGGGCGAAGGCTCTTCTTGACGCCGCGCAAGGGAAGCGCGAGCTTGGAGCGGGTGAGGCGTGGCAAAAATTCCGCAACGCATGCATTCACGCCGATTATTTCCGAAAAACGCGGGCGCACTTTGAGGACGCCGTGCTCGAAAGAACGGCAGCTATGTTCACTGTAGAGGAAATTCGATTCGCAAGCGATAAGGACCTCGAGTGGAAGAGGCGGTCCTTCATGGCGGAGTATGAACGCCAGAGAGGGGCGGCCGTACAGGAAGCGGAGAATGCGGCGCTGATTTCCCGAAATCCGCAGCTACAAGCGCTTTTGTCTGGGTGTTTGAAATTAGGAGGCGGGAAATGAATTTGGCAGTGGCAGAGGGGAAAATCGTATGTATGCCGAGAGTGTTCTCGGTGTCGGACGGAGCGGAGCAGGTGGCTTTATTCCGACTGGACGCCGACGGTGAAGACATTCCTGTCAGTGTTCCGCTAAATGCAACGAATACGAAAGTGGATGTGCTTGAACCTGGTGCACATGCCTTGATAAGAGGCGCGTTGCGGTTTGGGCGTTTCATCGATGCCAGTGGGGAGTGGGAATCCACTCGAGGCATCGTCGCGAGCAACTTCGACTTGATCGATGCTCGCTTTGAAGAAAATAAAGAGAAAGCCAAAAAAATTTTGGAAGGAGAGAAAAATGAATAATTTCTGCTTTTTTACAGGGAATTTACCGAGAGATCCCGAGGTCAAAATGACCTCAAACGGACGGTGCATGGCACGGTTTACCGTCGCCGCCAACGAAATTATTTATGACCAGGGTGGGAGCAGGCAGATTACAAACTGGGTGCCGATCACTGCTTGGGGAAGAGTGGCAGAGGAAGCTGCCAACTTCCGAAAAGGGGATAAGGTAAGCGCGTGGGGGAAGTTTACTTCTTCTTCGTACAAAGATCAGACGACTGACACAAAGCGGACTTTTTACGCAATTTCCGCGGATGGGGTAAAGCTTGTGTTCAAAAAACACGAAGATAATGCGCCTAAAGGCGATTTTAATCAGTTTGGCAATGAAGTGCCGCCAGCGGGAATCCCACCTGCGGATATGCCGTATTGAGGAAATGATGACAGAGTATACAGCTTTGGTGACAGTCAGAAGAACGGCTGATACCGTTCATACAAAAATTGAGCTCAATCAGAATGCGCAGCTTGAAGTCGATATGCTCATCGCATTCGAGTTTCTTAGAGCCGTACTTGACAGAGCAGAGGGGGCAGGAGCGCTGGTAAAGCCGTTCAAAGAAACCGTCAAAAGCATGCTGGAAGACTTTGTGAAGGCGGATACAGAAGGACGAGATGCGAAAATGAATAGATTCGTCGAAGTTCACGATATTTTGGGAGAGGAGGAACAGGAATGAGACGTTTTGAAAGGATCGATGCGCCGCGCGCCATAGACGCGGTGTTGCCGAAACGCGCCACAGCTTATTCTGCGGGATACGACTTTGTGGCCCCGTACGATATCATCGTCCATGCGGGCGGCAGCAGTGTTGCGACGCTGAAAACTGGCATTAAAGCTCGCATGGAGCCTGACGAATTTCTGATGATGTGTATCAGAAGTTCGCTGGGAATCAAGTGGGGACTGGCGCTGGCGAATGGCACGGGCATCATTGATGCGGATTACTACGGCAATCCTAACAATGATGGAGAAATCTGCATTGCTCTTGTAAATCGGGATCCCTATCGCGATGTGAAAATTCACAAAGGGGATCGAATCGCGCAGGGGATCTTCATGAAGTATCTGCTCGCAGAGGATGACAAAGCGAACGCCGAAAGAAACGGCGGCGTGGGGAGTACAGGAAAATGAGGATCGGAGTGGTAGATGCAGACCTCATCGGACGTAAACGACACCGGTTCCCAAATCTGTGCTGCATGAAAATAAGCGGCTATCACAAGTCGCTTGGTGATGAGGTGCAGCTTGTGCTCGACTGCACCGATCTATCTCGCTTCGATGAGGTGTATGTGGCGAAGGTATTCACGGATACGCCTGATCCCATCGGGGGGGCTATTCACAGATACCAAAATCGTGAAGGGCGGGACGGGGTATTTCTTTGATAAGGCGCCTGCCTTGCCCGATGAGATAGAGCACCATATGCCGGACTACCATCTGTATGACGAATGGGCAAACGGGAAGAGTGGGACTGCATTCTACCACGACTATTCTATCGGGTATATGACGAGGGGGTGTTTCAGAAAATGCCCCTTCTGCGTCAATCAAAAATATAGCAGAGCGTTCCTGGCAAGTCCGCTGGACGAATTTCTGGATACTGACAGGAAAAAGATCTGCTTATTGGATGACAATTTCCTGTCTCATCCTGATTGGAAACGTCTGCTGCATCTTTTGAAGGCAACGAAGAAACCGTTTCGATTCAAGCAGGGCATGGATGAACGGATACTCGATGAAGAAAGATGCGAAGAACTGTTTTCTTGCAAATACGATGGGGATTACACATTCGCATTCGACGACGTTAGAGATTACCCGCTAATTGAGCGAAAATTGAAGCTCATTCGGCGGTTCACCGGATCGAATCACATTCGATTTTACGTCTTATGTGGGTTCAAAGGAACGGATGCGCAGGATATTCATGATACGTTCAAGAGGATCGCACTACTTTTTCAATACGGGGCGATTCCCTACATTATGCGTTATCAGTCACCGGTTGGCGCGCCGTATCGTGGAAGTCAGTGGGAAGGGATGTACAACGCTCTTGCCAGATGGTGCAATCAGGTAAGCTTCGTGAAGAAGAAATCGTTTTATGAATTCTGCTGCTTCGATAATGAGGTGGCACACAAGAACGACGCGGCTGGCGAATGCAAATCTCTTCGCACGGCGAAGGAGTTTCTGAATGAATATCCGGAAATCGCGAATTATTATTTCAACATAAAGTGGAAAGCTTGGGAATAGAATATGAATTTGACAGAAAAGAGCGTAAAGCCGGGCTGCTGGTTTATCAAAAAAGCTGATAACACCATGGTTACTGTGGACAACGTGGCCGATTTTGAAAAGAAGTACACGAAAAAGCCCGTGAGGATTGTGTTGTTCCATCAGACAGGGAAGTGGGGAGAAAGCCGGTGCATGGCCATTCCAATGAAAGAATTTTTGGGGCAGTTCCAGACGGAAGTAGTAAATGATGATGGATTATCTGATTGATGTTTTGGCTAATATAACATGCAAAGGAGAACAAAATGGAAGAGATTAAGCTTAACGGACAGTACGAGAAAGAAGACGGCAAAAGAATTATGCGTCTCATCAATGAAATCAAGCTCAGAAGTATGAGACTTGCGAAAATCGTAGACGAAATCGACATGCCGATAATCGCCAATATAATGGCGATGAGACTTTGCCAGTATGCAGCTGAGAAAGAAGTCGAACGCAGCGCAAAAGAGGTGGGAGGACTTGAAGACAAGTTTCTCCAGGCGCTGATGCTTGCCGAACGCGATAACACGCTGACAGTAGAAGAAATTTTGGGAACAGCCGAAGTAAAAGATGAAGGCTTCGACAAGATCGCCATCCAGAACAAAGATGGGTTGATCCTGTACTACGGAGACAGAAGTGCGGGTATCCCCGAAAAATTCAAGAATGCACACGTGGACCGTATGTACTTTAATGATGACGGGGAATTAGTTATTACCTTAGCGAGTGATAAATAAAGGACTGGGAAATTTACTAAGAGGAGGAAGTCATCAAAAAATGAATTTGTGCGATGTCTATATAGAAAAGATTATCGAAGTAAGAACATACGATAACTATATAATCGCAATCCTTGATACTGATTGCTGGGGATGCAAACGGAAAGGAGAAAAGGTAATTTTCTCAAAAGAGGAATGGGAGAAAGCGAAAAAAGACGGCAAGTATCTTGCTTAGAAAGAGGAGAACAAAAGTGATTACGCTTGGAAGTCTGTTTGACGGTATCGGAGGGTGGCAGCTTGCGGCTGTGAGAAACGGCGTAAAGCCGCTTTGGAGCAGTGAGATCGATCCATTTCCTGCGAGCGTTACGAAAGAGCATTTCCCGGACACGATTCAGCTTGGGGATGTAACGAAAATCAACGGAGCAGAAATCCCGCCAGTCGACATTATTTGTGCAGGAAGTCCATGCCAGGATTTATCTATCGCAGGAAAGAGAGCAGGGCTTGAAGGGGTGAGGTCGAACCTTTTTTATCAGGCAATGCGAATTGTAAGAGAAATGAGGAAGAAAACGAATGGAGTATACCCAAAATTCTTTGTTTGGGAAAACGTCTTGGGAGCGTTTACAAGCAATGCTCGGCGTGACTTTAAAGCCGTGCTTGAAGAAATCGGACAGACCGACATTCCAATGCCTGCTTCTGGACGATGGGCTAGAGCCGGAATGGTCAGAAGCCAAAAATGCGGAATCGCATGGCGAGTGCTTGACGCTCAATTTTGGGGCGTCCCCCAACATCGAGAGAGAATCTTCCTTGTCGCAGGTTTTGGAAAGTGGGGGGGTACGTCCAGGTACTCTTTAACCCCGAAAGCGTGCGAGGGAATACTTAGACGAGTTAAGGCAAAAGGGAAAAAACTTCCCGAATTGCTGGAAGCGGTAGGTGGATCATATGGAGGAGGAAGTGAGAACTACATTGTGGAAACAAAGATTTACGAGAATCATCGCAGAGACGCGAGATATGGGGAAACGGAAACCGCTCCAACATTGACAGCGCAAATGGGAACTGGCGGAGGGAATGTGCCGCTGAAAATTGAAAAGGGCGTGTGTCTGTGCCAGGGAACAGGAATGTCAAGAAATGGTCCGATCTGCAAAGAGAAAACGGCTTTTACACTGACAAGCGTCGATAGGTACTGCACGCTTGGCGATGTTTACATAACAAGTCACAGCAGCGGCCACGCAACAAAAGTTAATTCAACTGCGTTTACGCTATCTTCGTGCGATTACAAAATGCCTCAATCAGTATTAACCAGCGAGGCGTTCGTTCGACGGCTTACGCCACTCGAGTGCGAGAGGTTGGAGGGGCTTCCTGATAACTGGACGGCATATGGAAGTGACGCAAAGAGATACAAAGCTATTGGGAATGGCATGGCACAACCTTGTGCAGATTTCGTAATAGAGAAATTAGCGGAAGTATTGAGAAAGGAGCAATAGCATGATGTATTTTAGCCAGCTTGTAAGTACCATGAGAAACCCATTCATACAAGTTGTGACGACGGAAGAAAGCACATACGCAGGGAAACTGTTCGATCTTCCGTTTTCCTTATTTCGGAGGTGGCATGATTACAAAGTGCTTGAAATTACACCGATGTATGCCACGGATGAAGAGAAACCATTTTTTCGGATTGAGATCGAGTATGCAGAAAGAGGAAAGAAATGAAACTGATTGATTTACTTAACTACATCCCCGATGAATGTGAAATTGGTATCGTTGATGGCGGCTTTTCCATTTCTTATGGGAATAAATGGGATGCTATTGCGAAAGTAGCTTACAAATACAAGCTCATTAAAGAGCAAGTAGAGAACATGGATGTAAGTAGCGTTTACCCATGCACGTATGTACAGTGCAAAGAAGCTCACCTGTTCGAGAAGAACGAGGCGCCACCACTTTGCATCAAGCCACAAATTATTATTGAAATAGAGTGAGGCGAAACAGATGAAAGAGAAAAATTTTAGGATCACATGTACCTGTGACAACGCCTTCACATTAGCAGAAGGCAGGGAAGAATCGATAGACGAATACTTAAAGACTATTGATCCTAGCCCTGTCGAAGCAATAAAGAAGCTGATTATTGGACATTTTAATCAGGAGATGTGCAATGGCAAATACAAGACTATCGCGAGCATGTGACGCGGCGTTTCTGGGACTGCCGAAAGAGGTGAAGGTCTGGCTGAATGAAAAATCAGTCAGGAATAAAACCTCTAATAATGTCACCATCGGTAAATATGTGATGAGTGACTACAGGGAACACATCGAGGATAGCAAGAAGTCGATTGTTTCCTTTTCCGGCGGCAAGGATAGTACGGCGCTGCTTCTCATGATGTTAGAAAGGGGAATGAAAATTGATTACATCCTTTTCTGCGACACGGGAATGGAGTTCCCGCAGATGTACGAGCACGTAGACAAGGTGGATCGCTACATCAGAGAGAAATATGGCAAGATGGTGACGGTATTGAAATCGAAGAACAGCTTTGAGTACGGTCTGCTTTACATCTTGCGAAAGAAAGGGAAGCGAGCTGGGAAGCATGGGTACGGGTGGTCCTCAATGCGGAACCGTTGGTGTACGTCAATGCTAAAGCGCGAGCCAGTGCAGGAGTTCATGAAAATGCATGGGTTCAATCGGGCGAATACGAAGCTTTATATCGGGATCGCTGCTGATGAGCCGAAACGTGTGAAAGACGACATTTATCCGCTTTTCGAATGGGGCATCACGGAAGAGCAGGCACTCCAGTATTGTTACAAACATGGATTCGATTGGGGGGCCTGTACAAAGAGCGCACGCGCCTTTCCTGTTGGATCTGCCCGATGCAGGGCGTGAGAGATCTGAAACTTCTCTACCGCGATTTCCCTGAACTTTGGGAGGAGCTGAAACGCTTGAATGACGGCGTTATTCGCAACAACAAGGAAGAGTTTCAGGGCATCTTGTACGAGTTTAAGCAGATGGATCAGTCAGATAACACGCTTGAACAATGGGAAGAACGCTTCAAGAAGGAAATTGAGTTTGAGAAGCGGGAAACAAGTTTGTTTTAGGAAGAGCAGAGCGAGTGAAAATCGAAAGGCTGATAGAAACAGTGAACAAAAGGATGGCAGCACATGAGAGAACTCATTAAACAATATACGGTATCTATATGCAAAGAAAATGGATATATTCAGATTTTCACAAAGGACGACGACGGGAATATCTATCCCTGTGAGCTCGAATTTTTAGCTAAGGCAATGATTATGGATAGTAAACATCACTGCCCAGCGTCGGCGGAGCGGATCGCTGAATTCGCAAAGATGAGCGATGAAGAGCAGGGGGATAGACTGAAATGCGCATTTGAGAGGGGGGCTATCCATGTGTGATGAAGAATTTCATGAGGGGGATCGCGTTATGTTTGAGTGCCGCGATGGGCAAGTGATAAGGGGACGAATTTATGCGGTGAATGACGACGGCACTTATAACGTCAGAGATGAGGATACGATGGAGCCTCATCCACGAATTTTTGAAAATGAGTTGTCCCGCATGGATGACAAGGAGAAACCTGCGGTGACATTCACGAAGTTTAACGACGAGGCGATCAACCCGTCGTATTACAAGGACGGGAAGTATGAGTGCTTTGATGTGGCGATGGCAAGGATCCGGGAAATGGGACTTCCAGGCATGGAGGCAGCCATGTTCTTTAATGTTTTTAAGTATTTGTGGCGGTACAAGGTAAAGCATGCGGATAACCCGCGCGAAGATCTGGAAAAGGCGGCGTGGTATCTTAGACAGCTCATTGCTTGCGTCACAGATAAAGTATAGCGAGGTGGATCATGACAGCGGACGAGTATTTTGACAAGATAAAAGCGGTTCAGAAGCGGCGCGTTTCGCTGGAAAGAGCCATTAAAGAAGAAAAGAACCGCATATATGATATCTCTGGTATTGATCCGTCAAAGGAGAAGGTGTCCGGCGGGCGTTCGTTAGATATTGGCGACAAGTTGATCCGGCAGGATGAGCTTCTGACCGCGTTTTACAAGGAGTTAAGCTGCGTCCAGTCCATTCTTGGAAACTGTATGGAGCGAATCAATGGGTTGCTGGATGAGAACGGGAAGAAAGATTTCAATACGATAGATGTTTTGCAGAACTTTTTCTTCAGCGGGAGACCATCTGGGCGAATCGCGGAAAACCTTGGGGTTAGCAGGGAATACGCTTACCGGAAGCGGCGGAAAGCTATTGACCGTTTTGGAGAGTTCTACAGAAAAGAATTAGACAGTATGGAGGATATTTGTTGATGAAAGCAGCAGAAACGAAAGAAAACACATACCCAGGCATCGGATGGGAAGAGGTTTACAGGACAAATGGGATTTTTTACTCTCATTTCGTCAATAGGCTTTTACGGAATAGGCGCAGCGGTGCTTACAAAATCATTTCGTCAGACGCCGCCACCGGAAATGTTCTGGATTGTCAGACAAGCGGCGAGGGCGGGCTCCCTTTGAAATTCAAAGAGGGGAAGGCCGGATGCGATGATCGCTCAAATAATCCGCACAAGTATTACGGATCACCTATTAGGACTGTTAGGCAGATCGATGCTCTCGAAAGGCGTGAATTGGCGCTGGAAGCGGCAGAGGCAAATTTCGAAAGGCGAGCGGAGGAGCGTGCTTTTGAAATTTTACGGAAAATGCTGATTTAGGTTACAAAATGTTACAAGCAGACGTGGTATTATGTATTATGGAAAATGAAAATGCGTGAGAGCAAAGGCTCTTGCGCATTTTTTATTGGGAGGATGTCATGGCGAAACGATTACCAGAAATCCGACTAAATGAAGATAAACACATCATTTGTTCAACGAGCGTGGCGGCGGCGCAGTTCGGCATTAGTCGGGTGGGGATGGATAAGTCCATCAAAGAGCTTGGCGTTGCGAAAGAGAATGCGCGTGTAGATCTGGCGGAAATCATTGATAAGCGGTTCAACAAAGCGAATGCGGCCGCAGAAGCGGTGAGCGACAGCGCTAGAAAGCTGAAAGCAGAAGCTGACTACAAAGCGCAGAAGGCAAAGCAGGAAGAAATGGTGACACTTCAAATGATGGGGGAGCTTATTCCGCAGGAAGAAGTCAAAGATGCGCTTGAAAATGAATTCTTAGATATCAGGCAAAAGCTCTTACTATTGCCAGAGACCATAAAATCAAAAGTTTATTCCATTGATGCGGCTTTAGCAGTGACGTGCGGGGAGGTAGCGAATGAAGTTGTCCAAGAACTTCTCAGAAAACTTGCAGGAATCAATGGAAAATCCGAAGATGCAGGCAAAGTGGGAAAGAAACCTAAAAGAAATTATAAAAAAGGCGCGAAAAGCATTTCTGCCGCCGCCTCCGGAAACGGTGAGTGAGTGGGCAGATCATAATCGTATTCTTTCCCGCGAAGAATCACCATCTGCCGGTCTGTGGAATACGGATAATACACCGTACCTGCGGGCCATCATGGACGCATTCACAGACAAAACATCACAAGTCATTACCTTCTTGAAGCCTTCGCAGGTCGGAGCTACAGAGGCTGGTATCAATATCTGCGCTTTCACCATAGATCGGTCCCCATGTCGTCTTCTTTATGTCATGCCGGATGAAGACCTGGCGAAGGACTTTTCTGTGGATCGTTTGCAGAAGGCGCTGAAAAATACGCCGTCCGTTGCAAAAAAAATAGAATCCGCAGACAGAAGCAAGGCGCTTATGGTGAGATATAACGGCGGATTTATTCGTTTGTCCGGGGCAAATTCACCGGCAAAGCTGGCGTCGTGGCCTATCCCGCGCGTCATCATGGATGAGGTCGATAAATACCCACTCTGGACTGGTCGAGAAGCTAATCCAATTTCTCTTGTCAAAGAACGTACTAAAAACTGGCCGTGGCGCAAGATACTTGTCATGAGCACGCCGACTACAGAGTACGGTTATGTGTATAAGTCTTACATGGAAAGCGAAGCACACTATGAGTTCATGGTGCCGTGCCCAGAATGCGGGCATTATCAAGTTTTTGATTTTCACCATCTAAAGTTTCCTGACGTTCTTGACGAAGCACGTCTCTCTAAAGAGACGTATTACGAATGTGAGAAATGCAAGTATCACATTCATGACAGGGAAAAGATGGGGATGCTTCGAAAAGGTAAGTGGGTGGATAAGGAAAGGATTGGATACGCGGCGAAAACGGTTGGATTCAAGCTGAATACACTGTATTCTCCGTGGGTATATTTCTATGAAGTGGCGAAGGAGTTTCTGAAATCAAAAGATGATCCCACGAAACTGATGAACTTTGTCAATTCATGGCTTGGCGAGCCATGGAAGTCGAAGGCGTCTCAAATCAAATCGAAGTCAGTACTCGAAAGGCGGACGGAGCTTCGTTCCGGCGTGGTTCCCAAAGGGACGGTACTTCTCACCGGCGGTGTGGACTGCCAGAAGGGGTATTTCTACTGGGTGATCCGAGCGTGGCTCCCGGATATGCGTTCGCAGAAAATCGCAAATGGTTCAGCAATGACCTTCGATGACGTAGCAAACATCATGGATCAGATGTGGCCCATTGAGGATTCAGACCGGCGCATGCAGGTTGCTCTGTATGCGGTCGATGCAGGGTATAACACAGAAGAAGTTTATGACTTTTGTTATTTACACTATCCGGCGTCTATTCCAGTTATGGGCATGTCAAGTCCTATGGCCACGTATTTCCGCCGAAAGCAGCTGAACCCGAAGGATCACAATATGAATTGGGTACAGGCGCAGCAGCTTTACGAAGCGGATACGAACAAATACAAGGATCTGATCGCTTACCGTATCGGTCGAGAGAAAGACGGGTATGGCGCATGGCTTGTTGATGCAGATACCGATGAGGTATATGCAGAGATGATTACCGCCGAGCAGAAAATCATGGTCAATGGGCGTGAGGTCTGGAAACCGATTGCACAGCATCGGGATAATCACTATCTGGATTGTGAAGTCTATGCATATGTAGCGGCAGATGTCATGAATGTGCGGAGCTTGCAGGTGGCGGCTAAAGATCCACTGCCCGTGCAGAAAGATGAGAAAAAAGAGAGTGGTTTAACGTATAGCCCATTTGGAGGTCGGCAATGAATAGAGAAGAGTTACAGAAAGAAAAAGAAGCACTGGAAACGGCGCGCATGAATATTTTAGAAGGCGGGCAGGAGTTCCAGACCAGAGACGGCCGCGTGAAGATGGCGAGCCTTGAAACCATCATGCAGCGCTTGGCGGAAGTCAATTCGGCGCTGAATCAGATCGATTCAGTGAATGGCATGACAGATACCGTGAGATTGAAATTCGGAGGAATGGGATAATGGGATTTCTAAAGCTGGCGGGGGATCTGTGCAGCGATATCCAGTCCATCTGGAGCCCTGAAAAGGCGATGAAATCCAAAATGGTACGAGAGCGATACTTTGGGTATTCAGCGGCACAGGAAACGCGGAAAGACGAGCGACTGCCATTCGATGGGACGGCAGAACAATTTAATACATATTCGCGCGATAAACTTCGAGCGCGGGCAAGGGATTTGGAAAGAAATAATCCCATCACCGGTTCCGTATTGGAAGCATTTTTAAATAATGCTATCGGGACCGGTTTTAATATGCAGGCGCAGACAAACAATGATGTGTTTAATCAGCGTATAGAGGCACTTTGGAAAGAGTGGGAGCACCACGAGAATTGCGACATTACGCAGCAGCAGTGTCTGGATGACATCATCAAGCTTATTGTTGTCAGAAAATTCGTAGATGGCGGAATTATGGCGACATTCCCGCTGGACGGGAAAAGGAAAATACCTCTCACTATCCAGCTTCACGAAGTCGATGATCTGGATACGATGACCGATCCAAAAGACCAGAATGGGCACATCATCGTGAATGGCGTCGAGCTTGATACGACGGGCAAACCGCTTGGCTATTGGCTAAAGCAGACGGAGCCGGACGGTTTCACGGAAATGGAGCCGCGACGATATGACGCAAAAGATGTGATTTTTTTATGGAAAAAGTCACGTGTCAGTCAGTTTCGGGAAATCACAGAAATGGCTAGAACCATCGGCGTCACAAAGGATCTTGGCGATTACAACGTGGCCGTCATGTTTCAGCAGAAAATTGCGGCGTGCTTTTCCGCCTTTGTGGAGACTGACAACACGCTTGGCGCACCGGGACGCATTGCCAATCAGGCAGACGGCAGCCGCGTAGAAAATATCGAAGGCGGCTCCATTAAATACCTAAAGGCGGGCGAGCACATCAAAGGGCTCACGCCGAATGCACAGGTGACGGATGCAAGCAATTTCTTGCCTTTGCAGCAGCGAATTATAGCCGCCGACAAAGGGCTTTCGCTGGAAAGCACCAGTCGAAACGTGGAGCGCGTAAACTATGCATCTGCCCGGCAGAACCTTTTGGGCGATCAGCTGACCTACGGCTCTATCCGCGAGGAACTGGTCGAATATTTCTTACGGCCGCTTTATAAGCGTTTCGTGAATATCTGCTATCTGACCGGCCTTCTCGACGGAACAGGGTTCAAGTATGGCGATGAAGAGTATTACAAGGCCACGTGGCTTGCCGCTTCGCTTGGCTGGATTGATCCGCTCAAAGAGGCGCAGGCGAATGCCATTAACCTTGCGAATGGCGGCAAATCATTCCAGGAGTATTGCGCAGAACAGGGTGCGGACTGGCGTGATCGCATTGACCAGATGAAGGAAGTTCAGGACTATGCAGAATCTAAAGGCGTCGCGTTGGCGTTCGGCGTGCAAGACAGTGAGATAAAGAATGAGCCGGAAGACGATGACACAGGAGGTAAAGATGGGGAAAACGACGACAATTAAACAGTTTGGATTAAGAGAAATCGCAGTGGACGGCGTGGATGAAGAGAGCCGAAAACTGCGATTTTCTTTCATGACGGAAGCGCCTTGTGATAACTGGTTCGTGCCGGAAGTCTGCTTGTGCGCAAAGGGAAACGTAGATCTGACGCGCTTTGAAAATGGCGTCATGCCGATGCTTTTCAATCACAATCAAGACATCGTGATCGGCAAAATCGAGAACGTGTCTTTTGAAGATGGGAAAGTCACGGCAGAAGCGACGATTGATAAAGACGAAGAATCCGAAAAGTATTTTCAGAAAATTCTTTCCGGATCGCTGAAAGGGATTTCCGTCGGATATCGCCGTCTCAATACGGTTCGCGTGCTGAAAGGCACCAGTTATAAGGGACTTGCATTTGACTGCGATATGGACGTAACAGACAGATGGGAGCCTTATGAAATTTCTTTGGTAAGTTGTCCGGCAGATCCCGATTGTGCAGTCGGGCGGGGACTTACAAATACAGACATGACCATTTCTATTGTTCAGAACGAGGAGGAGCCAACAATGGGCGAAAACCAGAAGCCGGAAGCACCGGCAATCAACGAGGCAGCGGTTCGTGAAGCGGCAGAAAAAGCAGCAAGAGCAGAACGAGCTCGCGTCACGGAAGTTACGAAAGTTTGCAGAGGCATGGGGGTTGATGATGAAACCATGAGAGGTTACATCGAAAACGGCACATCCATTGAAGATGTCCGAAAAGAGATCCTTGAAAAAGCAATGAGCGCGCCGAAAAATCAGCCGTCTGGCATCAATGTTGTTACGGATGAAAAAGAAAAATTCGCGAAGCGTGCAGTAGACGGGATGGCTATCCGCTTTGGCGTCATCGGCGAAGAAAAAGCGGTGTCTAATGAATATGCGAATGCATCCCTGCGATCCATTGCAGAAGACGCACTCACTCTCTTCGGCGGTATGAGCGAGAGAAAAGCACATCTCATGAACTCCAATGACCTGTTCAATGCTATGTTCAAGGAAAGAGCGATGGGTACAGACCAGTTCGTTTCTATCGTTGATAATTTCGGTAACAAAGTGATGCTGAAATCCTATAAAGAGCAGCCGGCCATTTTCTTGAATTTCGTTTCTAAAGGATCGAACCCAGATTTCAAGAAGACAAATAAATATTGGCTTGGCGTGGACGGCATGCCGGAACTGATGGCACCTGAAAGCGATGAATTTAAGTATGGAGAAATGAAAGACGGCAAAATCTCCACGGCAATTCAGACTTACGGCAAGGCAATTTCTTTTACCCGTGAAATCTTCATCAACGATGACATGGGCGTAGTCACGAAAGCTATTCAGAAGCAGTCCGGCGGGTTCAGACGCCTGCAGGAAAAGATGTTCTTCGACATGCTGACTAAATCCGTTCCGTTCAACGCGAAGAATAAAAATGTTGTAGAGACGAACAAAGACATTTCCGCAAAAGCTTATTCTGAAATGCGCAAGCTGATGCATCGTCAGAAAGACCGCGAAGATAAAACCTATATCGGTACGTTCCCAGCTTTCCTGCTGGCATCAGACGAGCATGAATTCGAACATCTTCAGATTCTGCATTCTGCATCCGATCCGGCACAGAACAATGCAGGCGTGAATAACCCCATGCAGAACAAGATGGTACTTTTCACCTCTCCGTGGCTTGAAGGCGATGCTTACTATGCGATCGCGAAGCCTTCTGAAATGGAAGGCATCGAATTTACCACTTTGAACGGCGTAGATCGCCCGTATTCCAGAACCGTGCAGAGCGAAAAACATCTCGGCATTGATTATCAGTACTGGATGGACTTTGGGTTCAATCTGATTGATTATCGTGCATTCGTCAAGAACGAAGGGGTATAAGGAGGATAAAAGATGGCTACTACTATTGGAACATTCAGACAGCCAGGATCAATTATCACCGTGAAGGCGACCGCAGACGTCGCCTATCATGAATTGCTGAAAGTAGGCAGCATTTATGCGGTCGCTAAAGCAGCGACAGCGAAAAACGGTTATGTGGCGTGTGACGCAGAAGGCGTATTCCAGTTCCCTAAGAAAGCGGCGGAAGCTATCACGCAGGGTACGAAAGTATATCTTGACGAATCCGGCGCTATTACTGCGACGGCAGGCACCGATCCGGCGGTCGGCGTCGCATGGAGCGGAGAAACAGCGGATTCGACTTCGATTGATGTAAAAATCAACGTCTAGGAGGAAGTCAGATGGGGATGATGGACGCGCAGCGGAGGATATGTCAAAAGGCATTCTTCTCTGATAAAAGACTGGGGGAACACATTTCTTACAACGGGAAAGATATTGTGGCGCTCGTATATGTCGGTGTGTCCAATTCTCGTTCTGACTGGAATGAAGCGAAAACCGTTATAGAAAACGCGGCTCTTGTTGATGCGGCGTATTTCTGCGTGTGCGACGAAGGCGAGAATGGAGTTCTATCGCCGGTGGAAGGCGATGCAATCGTCTACAACGGTGATAGGTATTCAGTTTCTAATGTTGTCGAGCACGACGTGGCAGGAAGTCATTTTGTGTTGCTTGCAACGAAAGCAGAAAGGGCACTCGGACGATGAATCTGATTGAAATATCGGTATCTGACGAATTAACGCCTGCTTTCAAGCGGATGCTTGCTAACAATAAGAATTACTTAAAAAGCGTGTCGAAGTCGCTCGGGTACTACATTCAAAAGGAAATCAAAGAAGGCGTCCGAAAAGGCGTCTTGTACCATACCGATGACGGTTGGAATCAGATCTGGTTTACGGAAGGAAACATCCAGCCACGTAGAGAATTGCAGGGGCACGCCTCGCGGTATCTCTATGGGCAGATGATCCGCGCCGTCGGGTATCAGTACATGCCAGACAGTATTTCAACAGTGATCGGGTGGACTTCCAAATCGTCTGCGGAATACGGGCGAAGAAATGAGCTTGGCGGGCGGCAGCCTGTGACAGAAAGCATTCGTCGTATTTTCTATAATGCGTATGATGCAGAGCTCGAAAGGTACGGTTCTATCGTCGAGAGCCGCGACTATGATAAGTATATTTACCCTCTTAGTAAGAAGAAAAAAGAACTTATCACACCTGCAAGACCGATCTTTGAGCCGATGATGACGCGAATTCATGATAATTTTGCGCCGTACGTTGAGCGGAAAGTACAGTCTTACATGGAAGGAAATGTGAAATTCGGCAAGAAGAATAAGCGCGTTTACAAGGTGTACGGAGGCTAGGCTAATGGGATTGCAAAATCTGGATATCACAAGCACGATGCTTCATATCGGAGCACAGCTTAAAACAGACAAAAGAATCATCGCCTTTTGCAAAGAGCGGTTCCCTGAAAAAGAGCTCCATGTACTTGTGGGGGATATCACAAGAAAATACATACCTACCTACAATGAAACACCGTACATCATCGTGACGGACTTTTCGAAGCAGGAAGGGCAGAATATTGAATTTTGCCCTTACGAATTCACATTATGGGTAGGCGTCGGGAAAGAGGAGCCGGAATTCATTGAGGCGGATGGTGTAAAAATCATGGACGCCTTTAAGGATTGCGCCGACTTCATGACCATCATTGAGGATGTTTTCAATGACGCTGAAATCAATAATCGCCCCTGCGCGAAGGTAAATACGAACGGCCCTTTCCCCATCGATCCGGCAGGTCGCCATTGGGCGGGGAAAATCAAGGTAAACAAGCGTATTTATCAGACGCTTGGCGGGAATTATACAGAAGAGTTATAGGAGGTAGAAAATGGCAGGTCAGGCTATGGGCGTTTATTCCAAGACCAGACTGTATCCGGAAGAGGCATTGAGCAAGCTGCCGGAAACGGTCAAGGGTTTTGAGATCCCATTCAATTCTAATTCACTTTCCAGTTCGCAGAATTCCAGTTCACCGGGTACTATCACAGGACGCCGTGATGCAGCGGAACCGATGCTCGGCAATATCGACTGCACGGGCGATATAGTCACGCCGGTGGATACCGATGCATTCGGGTATCTTCTGGCGGCGGCATTCGGAAGACCGACTACAACGTCGGGGAAGAGCGGCACCAATCTCTATACCCATGTCTTCAAGCCGGGAAAGACGCAGCCGTCCTTCGCTGTAGAGAAGGTATTCTCTAATGGTGTGTATTCACTCATTAACGGCGTCAAGGTCAATCAGATTGAAATGACGTTCGGCGGCGACGGTGAATTGACTGCTACCGTTGGCTTTATCGGATGTAAAGAAACAATCAATGATGCAGCAGCGGCAACGGACGAAAATATCACTAAAGTCGGGTTTAACCGTCTCAACAATTTTCAGGCATCTTTGAAAATTGACGGGACGGATGTAGCGATTGCAACGGAGCTTTCTCTTACTATCCCATTCGGGCTTGATGATAGTGGATATGCGATTGGCAGCGGCGGGTTCCGAACACGAATCAATGAAGGCATCATTTCCCCAACTGGCAAGCTGACTGCTTTCTTCGACGACAAAACTTTCATCGACAAAGCGATGACTTCAAAAATAACACAGCTCCAGGTTACATTGACAAAGGGAGATAAGTCTCTTGTCGTCGATATCCCGGAAGTCATGTTCGCGAGAAAGTCGCCGGGCATTGATGGCACAAAGGGCATCACGCAGGAACTGGATTATTCTGCTTTCTATAAAGAGAATGCTTTAAATTCCTGCATTCAGTTTACCTTGGTAAACGGGGTAGCTACATACGAATTTTAATGAGTACCCCGTCGGACTTTCCGGCGGGGCATTTTTTTATATGTGAGGAAATAAAAATGGATAACGAAAAAGACATGAAACCAACAGAAAAGAAAGAAGAAAAACTTATTGCAAAAGCTATGACATTTTCGGAATTTGAGCAGTTCCTTGAATATTCTGATGAGCTTGAAACTTCGAATACGCCAGCAAAACTGATCGGCGTCCGTATGGCACGGTGGGTGGCTAAGAACATCTACAACATCGATCCGGATTCTGCGAAGTATACGCCGGGGACAATTATGGATCTGCTCGTGAAGACGCAGGCGCTTTCTGAAAAGAGCGAGCTGGAAGACTTAAAAAACTAGAAAGCGTCTGGGACTGGCGAATCAGAGGCGGAGCTAAATACTGTGATACGTGCAGAAAGGCCGCCAAACAGACCGGGCGCAAATTAGATTGCGAGAATTGCCCTGATAGGGCTCCCGAAATTAGGCCGGGCAATTTCAGGGCGATGAGGCTATATGCGCTGGCTTCAAACTGCGTGCACTATGTAGGGACGATGAGCCGTCCTTTTATCAGCGGGCTTAATTGGGTAGATCTGGAAACAGTCGCCCGCTTATCCCGCATACACATAGGGCCTGCAATGATGAAGCGCATGAGGAAAATCGAAAGTTTAGTCATCAAGGAGAGTGTGGAAGATGGGCGTCATTGAGACAAGAGCGAAAGTCAGTATTATCGACGGAGCGAGCAGCGGCTTAAACAATATGGCAAGTGCCAATGAACGCCTAACATCCTCTCTCGGCAAAAGTGCGAGCGCGGCGAAGAATTTCTCCGTCAATCTGCGGGCAATGACCAACGGGAAGTCCGGCGGGGCAAAGCAGTTTAGCGACATGGCGCTTGGGCTTGATAAAGCAGCGCAGAGCGCCAGCAATACCAGTAAAATGCTGAACCGCCTCGTATACTCTATGGCGCGTTATACTGTCATCTACGAGGGTATCCAGAAGCTTGGAGATCTGTGGAGTACAGTCATCGGCGGTGCGTATGACTACGGAAACATGATGGAAACGAACCGTATCGGCATGGCTGGCATCCTGGCATCCATGATGCAGATAAACGGGCAGCAGCTTTCCTGGAACCAGTCGCTTACGATTTCTTCGAAAATCATGAACGACTTGCAGAATGAATCTCTTAAAACGTCCGCGACGGCCAGCGAATTGATTGATACCTTCCGTGCCCTTTTAGGACCGGGGCTTGGCGCGGGCATGTCGATTGAACAGATCGAGAAGTTTACTACGGTCGGCGTCAATGCGGTTAAGTCACTCGGATTGGATGGCGTACAGCTTGTACAGGAGCTTCGAGACCTTGTACAGGGAGGGATTCGCCCCGCGTCCTCTACGCTTGCTACCGCACTTGGCATTTCCGATGCGGATATCAAGAAGGCGAAAGAATCGTCCGAAGGTCTATATAAATTCTTGATGGATCGCATGAAAGGGTTTGAGTATTCAGCTCTTGAAACGAACAATACCGTCAAGGGACGTATCGATCAGATCAAAGAAGGATTACAGCGCGGGATTGCAGAAGGTACAGAGCCACTTCGCGGTATGTATTCAGAAGCACTGAAAAAGTTTGGCGAATCAATCATCCAGGTTGATAAGGCAACAAAAGAGTGGAAAATCAATCCTGAATTTATCAGCTCTATCAGCACCATTTCGGGTTCCATGGTGGAAATGGTAGAAAGCGCCAAAAAAGTTGGCGAGTTTATGTCCAGTGGGCTTGTCGGTGCCACGTATGTAGGCAAGACTGCCGTCGCGGCACTCGGGCAGGCCGGTGAACATATAGGTGAAATCGTCACACTCTGGGCGGGATTCAAAGCCTCTAAGTATATCAAGGATTTAATGCAGATTCTTAGCGTGACGCGCGAAGAGAGAGAATTGCATACGGGGCTGGGCCGCGCCATTCAGGGCATGCAGGATAAATTTAACGGCCGTCTGGAAGCGCAAAAGAAGGCTTTGAAATACGAAGAGGAAGAGAAAAGGCTCGTCGATAGCGCTTTAAATTCCTTTGCTGACGTAACGGGGCAGATTTCCGAAAGCGCAAGTAAAGCGCAAACCTTGAACTCCATTCTTGAATCGAACGAAAACTCCATCACAAACCTGGCGAAAAAGTGGCAGGCCATGGGGATGAGTATCAAGGAATCTGTCACTTGGCAGAATAAAATCGTTTCGCTTGTGAATGGCGGATATAGTGCGGAAGCCATGCGGCAGATTATCAGCGGTAACGGCCGCGCGGAAGAGATCAAGAGAGAAGCAGATGCACTGAAAGAAAAGAATGACCAGCAGAAGCATGAAGTGGAGTTGTATCAGCAGCAGTCCAAAGCCATTTCTGAAGTCATACAGAAGGAACATGAACGCCTGATGCAGGTTTCAAAGACTTCTAGTGATGAACTGAAAAATATTTCTCTCATGGCGGAGAAGGTGAGGAATCCATATTCTCGCGGTGAAGCGGCAGAAGCACGTGTGCAGCGCTTCTTGGATGCAGACACAAGCGGCCGCGGCGGAGCCAAAGGTGATGCGAACCGGCAGATTTGGAAGTGGCAGCAGACAGCCGTAGAGGAACTTCGCTCTAAGTTACAGGCACTAAAGCTTGACTACGAAGTCGTTCAAGTGACTACCGAAAAATTCATGGATTCTCTTAAAACCGGAATGAGCGGCAAAGTGAAGCCTGTCATGGACGAAGCTATCAATTCGGCGAAGGTTTGGAATGATGTATTGCAGTCTACGCGGACGAATACAGAACGATTAACTAATGCACAAATTGAGTATATTAAATACCAGTCCAGCGGAAATACGGCAAATGAACTTGGACAAAAACAGCGTATGGCGGCTCTTTTTAAAGAAATTTCAGATCAGTTTGAAAAAGTCGGGATGAGTGCGAAAGAAGCACAAGTCAAATCCTACGAGTTCATAAACCAGCTTATTCAGGGCTTAAAAACGGTAGATCAGACGAACTTTTTATCTGTAGACGCGGCATTTAAGCAGGTCGGGGATAGCGCGAAAGCATTTGCTGATAATTTCAAGCTCGTAAAAGAGCAGATGGAGCAGGTAAAACAGGCAAACGCGGATGCGGCGCTTGAATTTAACGCTCTTTCTAATGCGTTCAAAATCGGCGGCGAAGAGGCGTTTCAGGCGACAAAAAAGCTGCTTGAAGAAAGTAAGGCGTTGCAAGCCGCATTGAATGAGCGTGGCGCAACGGATAAAGCGAACGCCGTTTACAAGGAAACCGTAAATTATTTGCAGCAGGTGGCAGAAGCCAAAGACAAGGCAACACTTGCCACGAAGAAAGAAGTCGCTGCTATCAAAGAGGCCAACGAAGCACTGACTGTTCACAAACAGAAACTGGACGAGGCAAATCAGGGGATAGGTCTTTTTAATGGGAAAATGAGCAAGATGCTAGGCGTGATTTCGTCCGCTGGCATGGGCGTTTCCATCCTCACAGATGCTTATATAGCAAATACCGATGGCTGTCATGATATGGCGAAAGAAGCCGCAGATGCAGCGATGCAGATCTCCATGATTTCGATGGCCGCGGAAGGGCTCATTGGTCTTATTCCTAGTCTTGTCGCAGGGCTGAAAAGTGCGTATACCTGGTTCAGAAATTTGGCAGTCGTCAAAGCTCTTGCCATGAATCCGGCGGGGCTTATTGGAGCAGTAGGTGTAGGAACACTCGCCGCTATAGCGTATGGAGTAAGCAGCAAGTACGAAAAAGCGCAAAGCGGCGATTACAATGTACATGACTTCTTCTCTGACGCGGAGCTTGGCGGATATCATGACGGGAGCGAAGAAGAGGAAATCCCGCAAAGCTCCTATGTAAAGAAATTTACTCCCACGCAGAAAGACTACGACGCGGCGGATGCGGCTGATGAAGAAATGTTCCACACAAAGGCGCAGAACAGTCTGGTGGATATGTACGCGGAAATGGCTCGAATTTCAGAACAGAAGGCAAAAGAAGCCGAGGATCTCATGCGGAAAGCCACGCTCGCCGATGTCGTTAAAAAGCAGGATGACGGCGGAAGCGGCAAGGCGTCCGGCAGTAAGTCTGGTAAAGCGGCGCTTCCTGAACTGGAATACACTGATGCGCTAGGAAATGCCTTTTGGTATTTACAGCACGGTTACAATGTCTACGCGGCCGCTGCACTGGCAGGAAATCAGATGCAGGAAGCGGGGAGAGGCGATACAGAATCCATTGATTACGCCGCGGATAATGGGCAGGGGCATTACGGTTCAGTTCAATGGGGCGGAGAGCGTTTCCAAAACCTCTATGATTATGCTAACGGCGATTGGACAGATCGGGAGAAACAGCTCGAATTTTCTGATTATGAATTGAGAGAAGCGCAGTATTACAAAGACGTGGGGACGCGACTTCGCGCTGCAAGCAGTTTGGAAGAAGCGAATCACATTGTGTTTTCGCAATACGAGGCACCAGGAGATGATACCGAAGGCACGCGGCTTAGTTATGCGCAGCAGCTCCTTCCCCGCCTTATGCAGCTTGCTAGCAAAGAAGCGACGCTGAACGGCGAGACTGGGAACGGCAGGAAAGACATGGCACGCCAGAGAGAAGAGCTTTACAGAAAGCTGGCGGATGCAACGAAACTCACCATTCGCGACACCAAAAATCTGAATGAAGCTACTCTTTCCGTTACTGGAGCGCAGACGGCCTATGATAAGACCATGCAGGAAGCGAATGACAAGCTCGAAGAGTACAAGGTACAGATCGAGAAAGACAAGGCACTCGGCGTGAATGAAAATGTCATCAGCGACTTGCAAAACGCCATGATCGACTACGCGAAGGCTATGAGACAGAAGGCCAAAGAAGCGCAGCAAACGGAGACGATGGGGAGGTATGATGACCAGATTTCTGCGATTTCGAATAGAAATCTTGGATTTGGCGAAGCCTACAGCCGCTCGCAGGAGCTGACCAATAAGCTCAATGAATACAAGTCTTATTTGCAGGAGCAGCTGAACGACACGAACCTTTCATATAATCAGAGAATTTCTATTGAGCAGAAACTTGCTAGCACTATTAAGTCCATCAATGACCAGTCTTGCTATAACTACAAGGAAGGTTGGAAGCAGGCGCTGACAGAGATTTCTAATCAGCAAATCAACTGGAAAGACACAACGGTCAACCTGTTTTCTGATATCGAAAGCTCACTTGCAAGCTGCTTGTCTTCTACGGGGAATTTCTGCACACGTATGAAATCTTTCTTCCGCGACTTTGCTAAGAGCGTACTGAAATCCATTTCGCAGGTGATTGCGAAACTGCTTATCATGAAAGTTGTGACAGGCATCTTTGGCGGCGGTGGAAGTAAGAGCTTGGGGGCAGCGCATGAAGCCGCTAAAGCTGATTTTGGCGTGTGGGAATCTGTAGCAGCAAACTATGGTTATGCATCCGGCGGCGATGTGCTGACGGATCGTTGGGTGATGGTCGGCGAACGTGGTCCAGAATTGGTACGATTCAGCAGGGACGCTCACGTGTATTCTAATGGTGACACAAGGAAGATGCTTTCCGGCGGAGCACAGACACCGGCGAAGGTGCAGGTGATTGTAAATAACAACACAGGAACACAGATGCAGGCGCGTCAGACGACTTCGCAAGATTCGTCTGGGAAACTGCTGCACCAGATTATTCTTTCGACGGTTGGTGAAGCGCTGACGACTAATGAGTACGGCTTGAAAGATGCAATTATGGGGGTAAGATAAATGGTTTTTCCTGATATACAGACGCCCGATTATCCGTTGAATGAAATATTTACGGATCACACGCTGAAAATGCAAGTGGACAATGAGACCATTCTCACGCGCCCGCGCTTTACGAAGCTTCCTAAAGCATTCAAGTTGTCATGGTCGAAGCTTCCTACAGAAGATTACAACAAATTGCGCGCTTTCTATCAGCAGACGAGAGGAGGCGCGCTTTCCTTTGAGTGGACTTATCCGGCGGACGAAGGGAATGAGTACTCCGGGAAGAAATTCACGGTTCGCTTCACTGACAGCGAGCTTTCCTTCCAGCTGGTAGAGCTGAATCTATGGAGTGGTAGTATTACATTGAGCGAGGTATAGTATGAATCTTTCGACGGCGGCAATTATAGAGAAAAACAAGGTATCCACCGATGGCGTCTATCTGCTTTTGCTGACTATACAGTATAAAAGTGAAGAGGCGATTCACCTTGTGCTGAATAATGAAAAAATCACGTTCAAGGGGGTAGATTACTACCCTTATTACTTTTCTCTCTCGGAAGTAAAGCAGACTTCTACGGAATTGCCGTCGTGCACCCTCACAGTTTCCAATATCACAGGCACAATTTCCCGCATTTTGGAAACATATGACGGTGCGTCCGGCGGGAAAGTCACTGTAGCTGTTATCAACACGAATATTTCTGATGAGATTTTACAGGAAGAACATTTCGTTATTGCCGGGGCCACAACGAAAAAGGATTACGTATCTATCAAGCTTGGATGCGGCGCAAGTTTAGATCGGCGCTATCCGAATGTACGTATCATGAAGGACTGGTGCCCGTTCAAGTTTAAGGACGTTCGGTGTGGGTATAAAGGACCGCTCACTACCTGCAATAAGACGCTGACTGATTGTCGGGAACGCGGGAACAATACGAGATTTGGCGGTGAACCGACGATACCGCAGGGAGGTTTATATGCTAGACGTAACTGATTTGGTGGGCCAGCCATTCGAAAAGTACCCGTGTTGGGAGCTGGTGAAAGAGGTTTTCCGGCGGCGGGGAGAGACGCTTCCGGATTATCTAACGATGGATTATAGCAATCCGGCGGACATTAAAGGCGTCAAATACTACGAAAAACTGTCTCGCCCGGAAGAGGGAGCTATTTGTGCTTTTGATTTAGGCGGGCACGGGATTGACCACGTGGGGGTTTATCTGGGGAACAATATGCTGCTTCACTCTACTACAGTCAGCGGCGTATGCATTGAGCGATTTTCCCGGTATGTTTCGAGATTAAAGGGGATCTACAGGTATGGTACATGTCATCATAATCACGAACCCATTTGATACTGCAAAAGGGAAAAAGGACTACTGGGCACCCTATGACAGGCGAAAGACTGTGTGCGAATATCACGCAGAAGATGGCGAAAAGCTGTATGCAGTTAATGGCGTGCAGGTAGATCCGAGCGCAACGGTCAGGGATGGGCAGGAAATCGTAGTCGCTCCAAAAATCCAGAAGAAAGCATTCGGGTGGATTTTGGCCGTTGGTTTAACAATTTTTGGCGCTGGCATGGCAGGGGCGGCGTTCAAGGCGGGCATTAGCGGTTGGCTTATGGCCGGACGCATTGCAGGTGCGTTAGCCATGACGCTGATCGGAAACCATATCATGACCAAACTGACCATGCCGAAAGCCGACCTTACTAATGCTTCCGAGCAGTCGAACACATACGGATGGGGCACGCCGTCTACGCTAACCGGGCAGGGATATGTTTTGCCGATCTGCTATGGCAAGGTAAAAACGGCGGGCATGATGTTGCAGCGCCATGTTATTTCTGACGGCAAAAACCAGTATCTGAATATTCTCTATTGCCTGGCAGAGGGCGTGATTGATGATGTGACGGACATCAAGCTGAACAGCAATCCGATTGAGAATTATACGGACGTTTCGATCAATATCCGCAATGGTTCTAACCAGCAGAGTATTATCCCGGACTTCAATGATTCTTATGCCGACACGGCGTTATCATATGAGCTGAACGTGGGTAAATGGAGCACAGTCACGCTGGAAGGGGATGCAGCTAACGGGATTGAAATCACGCTTGCTTTTCCGAATGGCCTTTATTATTCGAATGACAGCGGGGCTGCTGATTACACAAGCGTCACGATAAAGGCACAATATCGGAAAGTGGGAGCGTCGGACTGGGAAGATATTCTGATCCGCAATGAGAATTACCAGTGGGAACCAGACTGGCTTACTGGAAGCAGAAAGTTTATTGGAGCTTTCACAAAAAAGCAGCACTATTACAATGATTGCCGAAAACTTGTAGGCTATGAAACGTATACAGACTGGCGCGGGAAAACGCGTTATAGGTATGATGAGGACGGAAAGAAAATACCGATTTATACCTATTCCATGACTTATGATGAGTGGTGGAAGAAAATCCATGATGCGCACTTGTATGACGGCATTATCAGGCAGAAAGAAACCGGCGTTTTTTATCGCATGTATCGTGTCTACGATTTAGAGCCGGCACAGTATGAAGTACGCGTACAGTGCACAGCGAAGGAACGGACAGATATTCGAACGGCGAATAAAGTACAGTGGGTGGCAGTCACGCAGGTTATTTATGACGATTTCTCTCACCCTGGCAAAGCTCTTCTAGGACTAAAGGCGCTTGCTACCGATCAGCTATCGGGCAGTGATCCACAACTTACCTGTGTTATCGAGCGTTCAACTGTGTATGTCTGGAATCCGTCAAAAGAAGCGTATGAAATGCAGGCAGCCAGCAATCCGGCGTGGGCTTGCTATGATATTCTCCATGGATGCAGGAAGCTCCTGAATTCTGATAAGCAAACTTACTCTTATGAAGCAGAAGGAATTTCTAAAGAGAATATGGATTATTACGCTTTTGCGGCATGGGCGGCTATGTGTGACAGCGCGAATATCCAATTCAACTATCTCTTTGATAGCGCTATGAAGATGTGGGATGCGGTGAATTATCCCTGCCGTGTCGGGCGTGGATCTGTAATCATCGTCGGCACCAAAGTATCGTGTATTTACGACTACGCGAGCCCGGCAGTTCAGCTTTTTACCGTCGCGAATATCAAGAAGGATTCTTTTTCGAATGAGTATCTGGCGACGGAAAGCCGGGCAAACAGCATTGAGATTTCCTTCATGAATCGCGAGAAAAACTATGAGCGAGATGTTCTTGCCGTTTTCAACGAAGAATACGATAGCAGTGATGCGGTGGCGCAGCCTACACAGATCGAGCTGATGGGATGCACTGACGCGAAGCAGGCGTATCAATACGGGAAGTACAAACTCCGTGAGAATAAGTACGAAATCCGCACAATTCAGTTTGAAGCGTTTGCGGATTCTATTGCTTGCCAGATCGGCGATGTCATCACCGTGCAGACGGATGTGACGGAATGGGGGATCGGCGGCCGCGTAGTAAATGCGGATGGCAACACCATTACGGTAGATGTGGATAATCTTGACGGCGGCGATTATACGTCATTCATGTATCGTGATAGCACAAATGATTCTCTTGTGAAGAGAAATGTCATTTCCGCGGCGGGAAATACTGTCATCATTGACGGTATAAACACGGTTGCGAAAGATGATGTGTACGTGCTGGGTAAGGCAGGGTTTCAGGCTAAAGAGTTTAAGGTCCTGTCTATATCTACGAATATGGACGAAGAGACGCGGACAATTACGGCGGTGGAATACTATCCGGAACTGTATGATGCTGATACGGACAAAGTTCCAGAGATCGTTCGACCGACGTCGATGATAGAAGCACCTAAAAATCTGATATTGTCTACTGAAAAGTACGCAGAATTTGACGGGACTATTACTTCACTGGTGCACTGCACGTGGATCAATCCTAGACAGTTCAACACGGTATGTCTCGAAAAATCTACCGATGGCGTGAATTGGACGTTTGAGAAGAAGTTCACGCAGAACGAAAGCTCCTATACGTTTACCGCGTTATCATTACAAGTTTATCGTGTTCGCGTTTATGCAATCAATGATATTGGCGAAAAGTCCGATTACGCCGAAAACAACATTCTAACTGATGGACAGGACATGCTTCCCACGGATGTAGAAAGCATTAACGTGGAGAAGATGGCGAGCGGTCTCCGGCGGTATTGGTGGAAATTTACTTACCCTTATCCCAATGACATTGCGGGGTTCAGAATTAAGTATACGCAGGGGCAGGAGCTAAATTGGGATAATGGCATACCGGTACAAGCAGGGCTTATAACAACGCAGCCGTATGAAACCCAGACGATCCGTCAAGGCACACACGCTGTTATGATTAAAGCGGTGGACAATGCGGGCAATGAATCTAAAAAATATGCATATTGCATTCTTGATTTAGGTGATTTGCTCGAAGAAAATGTTTTAGTTCACCATGATTTCAAGGATGGCAATTGGGAGAAAGTCTCTAGTGACGGGTTGATTCTAAGTGATGGGGATATTCATGCGAAGTCCGTCGCAGACATGTGGCCGGCGAAAACCCAATTCATGTGGAGTGGGAACAGTAGATTCAAATGGGATACGAACTTTTTAGCGTATGATACTACCGCAAGTTTCAATGCAGAAGCTTCAGGACAGTTTTGGATACGTTCGGAAATAAAAGGGCCGGCGATCATTTACTACAAGAAGGGTGGCACGAACGCCTATCTAAAAGAGGCGTCCAAATCGTACTGGACGGAAAAGGAGGCGGCGGCTTTTGATGGCAGCGATGGAGGTGATAATTTCTGGAAGCAGTATTCAGACCGAGTGCTTGTGCGAAAAGGAGACGTTATTCAGATTAAGGTTCATTCGCTAAATTCTTCCGTTGAAGAAACAGTGATAAAACAATTAGAAGCATTGATCGACGTTCCAGATCGGAACGAGCATTTTGAAGATATTAAGATTTCTGCTGACGGAACAAAACTTCCGATCGTGACCCCGTTCTATAAGACTACGGCGGTGCATTTGGACGCCATTCAATCCAGTGCGGCGGTAACGATGAAGATCATCTCTCGCACGCCGTGTGTCATTCAGCTGATAGATCCTAATGGTGACCCGGTAAACGGTGTGGCAGATATTTCCTGGCAGGGATATGTGGAGGAACGTTAAATGGCAACAACTAAATTAACAACAGATGTTGAGCAATACTTGAAGTGGGCAGGGGCTGACGGTACTACACAGCAGCAATATCAGGAGTTTGTTCGGAACATGTATGGCACGCTTTCTGATGTTGTGAAAATCACAATGTGGCAGCCAAATACAAGTTATCCGGCAGGAGCCGTACTGGTCAGCCCTGACATGCCGGAAAACACTTTGGCAAGAGTTGTGGTAGCAGGGACTACAGGGGACGTAATTCCCACATGGGGGGCGGCAGGGAACACCGTGGCTGACGGCTCCGTCACATGGGCTATGCTGTACCGCACGATAGATTATGCAACACAGGAAGAAGTCACGGCAGGGACGAATAAGACGAAAATCGTAACGCCCGCCATGCTTGGCAGGACTATCAAGACAGATCTTGCGAGCGAAAACGCAGGAATGCTTAACGCAGCTGATAAGACAGTAGTCGGCGGCGTCACCGGAATTTTGCCAGTAAGCCATGGTGGTACAGGAACCGATTCATTAGCCAATATAACCGTTGGCAAAGCAGGCACTCTGGACGGGGATACAGGGCTGTGGAACTACCTGCACCGCAAAGGCAAGGATTTTGCGCTGCCGACTTCTAACACCGCACTCAATGCTTTGGGCATGTTCATTAGCTCGTATAGTAAAGCTAATACATTCAAAAATCAGCCCGGACAATATGGGCAGCTTGTGAATATCCCGTTTGATAAGAACGACGAATCCACCCAGTTTTGGATTGAGCAGAATAGCGGGCGGCTCTATCATCGTGGTGGCGACTATGCAAATCGTGTCAACGATACCCCATTCATACGTTTTCTCGATACGAACGACCTCTCAGCAGCTGGCGTAGTTGCAGGTGACGTTTCCAATCCGAATTCGTGGTGGGTGAAGCTGGGCGGCGCGGTGCCGCTAATTATACAGGGTGGAAATCAGGATAAGGACGGATCTAATGTACAAGTAAGCTTCCCAATTAGCTTTTCGCAAAATTGCCTATCTGTCGTAACAGAGCTAACCTATAGCCACTGGGATCCTGGAGAGACAAACGTTTGGGACGTATCAGCGACTGGTTTTAGTGTTGGAGAGCAGGAATCTGGTGGCTTTTGGGGGTGGTATTGGATAGCGGTAGGCATATAAACAGGGTGTAATCGGCTCTGGAACTGTACAATTCCCCATATCGTTTAACCATGTATTATCAGGGTTTGCCCAGTTTGATAGTACCGTCCAAAATG